GTCGATATACCCTAGGTAATTATATTTACGTATTCTAGGAGGAATATAAAATGGCAACAACAACATTTACAGGTACAGTCAGATCCAATGGAAATGGCAGTAGAGCAAACTATGCAGGTAGTATGGCAATGGTAGCTCAATTCTATGTACCTTCAACAAACGCAGCAGCTGGAACGTTAGCACAAGTATCATCAACTGATACTGCAGCAGTTCAACTTCCAAAAGGTTCAATCGTTGATTATATAATTTTCAATGGTCAAGCAGCTGGTGGTGGAAAAATCGACATCGGTTTTAAAGATGTAATCGATGGTACAACTTTTGTAGACACAGATGGTTTCGTAGATAACGGAGCAGCTGATGATGCACAAGAAATGGTTTTACCAAGTTCAGCAACAGCAGGTAATGATTTAGGTCTTACTGAAATGACATACGATGTTCAAATCGTAGCTGGTGTAGATGCAGCAGGACAAGCGGGAACTTTATCTGGAACAATTTTTTACCACATGCAAGACGAAGGTAATGAAGCAGGTGAAAGTACACCGAAGTTAACATAATAATAATTATCTATGCTCCTACCCTCGTGGGAGCATAGAGTAAACTAAAAGGAAAAAATATGGCATATGCAGGTGGCGCAACGCCGGTAAACCAATTCTACACAGAATCAAGTACAACTGTAAAAAATAAAGCAGGTAGTGCTACAGCAGCAGGACCAATTATTTATTTAAAAGGAGTTACAATTAATCCTTCAGCAAATACTTGTCATGTGAAAATATATGACGGGTCAAGCAATGCTGATACTTTAATCTACGAACAGAAATGTTTGGATGGAGAAATGTATCAAGAGTATATTGCAGCTGTGGGTATTAGAGCTCAAAATGGTCTTTTTGTTGAATTAGTTGCTGGCACAACTTCTGTCGCAGTAATTTGGCAATAAAGGAGGTCAATGGCTACTTCCGGCACTATAACATTCAATCCGCCGATTGATGATATAATTGAAGAAGCGTATGAAAGAACTAACATACGTGGAACTCGTACGGGTTATCAATTAAAGAGCGCGAGACGTTCATTAAATATATTATTTTCAGAATGGGCTAATAGAGGTGTGCATCTTTGGGAAGTCAAAGAAGCAACAGTTCCTTTAGTTGAAGGTCAAGCAGAATATAGTTATGCTTCCGATAGTGCTAATTTTCCAAACAACATTAGTGATGTATTAGAAGCTTGGGTTAGAAATAACACAACAGCTACAGCACCCGTAGATACATCTTTATCAAAAATAGATAGATCAGCTTACGCAGCATTACCTAATAAATTAACTAAAGGAACACCTTCTCAATATTATGTGCAAAGATTAATTGCACCTACAGTTAGTATATATGCAACACCTTCATCTAGTTTTTCTGGAGCTAACTTTCAATTAAAATTTTATTACATGGCAAGAATTCAAGATGCAGGAGCTTATACAAATACTGCTGATGTAGTTTATAGATTTTATCCATGTATGATTTCAGGATTAGCTTATTATTTAAGTGTAAAATATTCTCCTGAAAGAACACAAGAATTAAGAATGATGTATGAAGATGAATTTGCAAGAGCACTTAACGAAGATAGTCAAGGCACTTCTTCTTATATCTCACCACAAACTTTTTATGGAGATGGAGTATAATGGGTATATTTGCTAAAGGTAAACAATCAATGGCAATTTCTGATAGATCAGGAATGGCTTTTCCTTATTTAGAAATGGTAAGAGAATGGAATGGAGCTTTAGTTCATTATTCAGAATATGAGCCAAAGCAACCACAACTTGAACCAAAACCAGTTGGTTCTGATCCTCAAGCTTTATTTAATCCAAGACCTCAACCAGCTTCTGTTGCAAGTTTAATTTTATTAACTCCTGATCCTTTTACAACTGTAATTTCAAGTGGAGTAACTTATGTAAATGTTTTTTCAGAAGATCATCAAAGATTAGCAGGATCTAAAGTAAGATTTAGAGGACCTCCTCTAGTTACTTCAGTAGGTTCAGGTGGAGCTGATGCACATAACTTACAAGCATTTGCAACTATTCCTAATTTTGGAAATGTAAGTGATATTAACAATGCTAGTGGATTTACACTTGCATTAGGACAAATACAAACTGATGGTAGCGTCATTACAGCTGCGGGAACATTATCACAACCAGAAAATTATTTTTATATTACAAGTACAAGCACAGCTAGTGCATCCGGAGTTAAAGGTGGTGGAGATTCTTGTTCGGCAGGGCCAGTAACACTTGAGGTAGTAAACGGATAATGGCTTATACTTTAGCAAATTTATATTCAGATGTTAGATCTTACACAGAAGTAAGTAGCAATGTTTTAACAGATGCTATTTTAGCTACTATAACTAAAAATGCAGAAAATGCTATTTTTAGAGCTATTGATACTGATCAAGAAAGATTTTATGCAACTTCAAATTTAACCTCTGGAAATAGATATATGACTATTCCTTCAGATTTAAGATTTATTAGATATGTACAGGTTACTGATTCAGCTGGAGATCAAGTTTATTTAGAACAAAGAGATACAAGTTTTATGGTAGAGTATTATTCTACTCCAACTACTTCTTCTACGGCCTTACCTAAATACTATGGAAACTGGAATGAAACAACATGGGTGGTAGCACCAACACCAAATGCTAATTATGCAGTAACTATGTCATATAATAAAGAACCTACGAGCCTTACAGATTCTAGTGCTAGCTCAACAGGGACTTATCTATCAAATAAATATCAAGACTTGCTTTTATATAAATGTATAGCTAATGCATATGGATACTTGAAAGGTCCTGCAGATATGCTACAATACTACACTGGGCAATATGAAAAAGCTCTCGAATCGTACGCTATCGAGCAAATCGGTAACAGACGCAGAGACGAAGACATGGATGGTGTTCTTCGTGCACAACTCACATCTAAATCACCTTCCAGTTACGGAAATAATAATTAAGGAGAAAAAAAACAATGGCAAATATAGTACCTTATGCTTTTAAAGGAGAACTCATGTCTGGAACTCACAATTTCAGTGCAGGAGGTAATACTTTTTTTCTAGCATTGTATACGTCAAATCCATACGTAGCAGCATCAAGCACAGTTTATGTAACTACTAATGAAGTATCTTCAGGAGGTGGTTCTAACTATTCTGCTGGTGGTAAACAATTACAAAACCAAGCAGTAGATTCATCTGCAGCAACAACTTCAGTTGACTTTGATAATTTAACTTGGGGCGCAGCAACAACTGGGGCTGCAACTTTTGGAGCGGCGTTTGCAGCAATTTACAACTCGACTCAATCTAATAAATTAGTTGTAGTTTTAGATTTTGGTGGAACAAAAACAGCAACGAATGGTGATTTCACTATTGCGTTTCCTAGTCCTGCTACACCAGCTAATGCAATTTTAAGTTTATCATCATCATAGGATTTTAAATAATGGCTTTAGTTTTAAATGATAGAGTAAAAGAAACTAGCACGACTACTGGCACAGGAGCTATGGCTCTTGCCGGAGCGGCAACTGGTTTTATTACTTTTGCAACAGGCGTTGGTAATAACAACACAACTTATTATACTATTCATAATCAAGGTACTAATGAATGGGAAGTAGGTCTTGGTACGTTAGATGCTACGTCAGCAAATTTAACAAGAACAACTGTAATCACATCTTCAGATGGTGGTACAGCTGTTAATTTTAATACAGGTACAAAAGATGTATTCTGTACTTTGCCTGCAGTTAAAACTCCAGACATGACATTAACAACAACAGGAGATGTATTATATGCATCTGCTGCCAACACACCAGCAAGACTAGCATTAGGATCAGCTGGCCAAATATTAGTTGTCAACGCAGGAGCAACAGCTCCTGAATGGGCAGCTAATGATAAAGCATCGGAAGGATTTGCAGTTGCAATGGCAATTGCATTATAAGTAAAGGAAAACAATGGCACAAAATTTTAGAAGACATACAGCAAATGCAGTTGGAACTTCAGCGGTTGAAATATTTCAATCTAATGGTTTTGATTGTGTTGTTGGTATATCTCTATCAAATGTACTAGGGACAGCTATTAATGCTACGGCTTATATTAATGATGGATCAAGTGATATCTCTATTATAACAACAGCTCCAATTCCAACAGGATCATCTCTACAAGTTTTAGATGGTGGAGCAAAATTTGTTATGCAAAGTGGAGACAGATTATATGTTCAAAGCGATACCGCTTCATCAATTGATGTATATGTTAGTATAGTAGATGATATTAGTACGTAAGGACAGATATGGCATATATAGGCAACAGGCCTGCATCTCAAGCTCTTACAGCAGCTGATATTGCAGATGGAATAGTAACTAACGCAAAGTTAGCGGGAAGCATTAGTAATGATAAATTATTGCCTCTTGCAAATTCAACTTTAGTAAATGATGCTGTTACTTATAATTCTGTTACTGTAGCTTTAGGATCTTCTGGTTCAATTACTACAACAGAAGCTGGTCCAACATTTACTTCTATTACCCCTTCAACAATTACTAACGAAGCAACTAGTATTACAATTACAGGAACAGGATTTGTATCCATTCCTCTAGTTGAAGCAGTTAACACTACTAGCGGAGCAAGAGTTACAGCCTCATCTGTAGGTTTTACTTCTGCTACTAGTTTAACGGCGACATTTACAATTTCAATTGATGGCACTTATGCTATTTATGTACAGAATCCAGATGGTGAAGCAGTTTCTTCTGGAGCAGTATTAACCGTTTCAGATGGTCCAACATGGACAACTGGAGCCGGTTCTTTAGGATCTTTTTCAGCAGGTTCAGCTATTTCAGAAACAGTGGTGGCTACAGAAGGTGGTCAAACAATTACATATTCAAAAGTAAGTGGTTCATTCCCTGGAGGTTTATCTTTAAATTCTACGACAGGTGTGATATCAGGTACAGAGAGTGGAGCTACCGTTACGACGTCGTATTCGTTTACACTTCGAGCGACAGACCCACAAGCACAAACAGCCGACAGAGCGTTTACTATGACAATTACTGTAGGCGCGGAAGGATCAACACAGTTTAACTAGGAAATATTATGGCAACAACATCGTTTTCAAGAACATCAGGAACACCAACTAATGCTTTAAAGTGGACTTTCTCTGTTTGGGTAAAAATAGGTCAACCAATTGATGGGGATAGATGGTTATTAGATTTTAATACAGATAGTAATAACAGGTCTCAAATTGGTTGGACATATGATAATTCAATACCACAACTTATTGTTTATGAAAAAGTTAGTAGTTCAACAAGTCAATTATTTACTTCAGCACAAGCATTTATAGACCATTCCTCTTTTTATAATATAGTAGTTTCGTGTGATAGAACTTTAGCAACTCAAGAAGACAGAACAAAAATTTATATAAATGGAGAAAGAATGACTTCTTTTCATACAACTCCTAATTATCCTGCTCAAAATGTTACTGGAATAATTAACACAGCAGTTGATACTCTAATAGGTAAGTATTCACAATCAACAGTATATTATGATGGTTTAATGAGTTACTATTGTTTTGTA